TCATCATCGACCTCTAAGGCTTCTGACTGGGCATAGACGGTGGAGCGATTGACCGATGCCAGCTCGCACTGGCGTACCACCGATACCTCTGCGTGTGAGGCTATCCAACTGCGCCGCACTACGACAGGCTCAGACCGGACTTTTTTTTCAACCAGTCCAGCTCCATCTTCAGCTTGCCGATCTCGCTATAGAGGCGCTCTGGCTGCTCATGCTCCACTACGGGCTTGGGGCCTCGCTTCCCCTCAAAGAGCTGCTTGGCCTCTTCCTGGATAGCCTTCTTCCACTGACCGACCTGAACCGGGTGAACACCGTGCTCTTGGCCGATTTCATTGATCGTCTTCACGCCTTTTAGGGCTTCAAGACCGACTTTGGCCTTAAACTCCGGGCTGTGAACCTTACGCTTCTTCTCACTCACAAGCTGCTCCTCATCATCTCTGGCAACAGCTTAAACCATTGTCCGGAATATGGGGTCCACTTTAGGGTTTCCCGCAGCGTTTCTGGTGGAAGCCCGATGGTCGCAGAAACGAAGCGCTGGACTGCCGGGTGTACGCCTACGCGGCGCTGCACGGCCTGCTGTCGATGGGTATGAACCTGAACAAGCGGGCAGAGGCGCTGCCGCCGATCCCGGCGAGCCGACAGCGAACTGCAAACAATGCCATTCAGGCACCGATGACACCCAGCCCTCGCCGTCGGCGCATGGCGATTTCGTCGAACTACGTGTGAGGGTGTTACTGGTAGTGGTAACGACAGGCGATCACCACCAATGCCTGGTCGTCGACGCAGTAAACCAGTCGGTGGGTGTCGTCGATGCGGCGCGACCAGAAGCCCGAGAGGTTTTCCTTGAGGGGTTCGGGTTTGCCAATGCCCTCGAATGGGTGGCGCAGGCAGTCCTTGATCAAGGCATTGATGCGCTTGAGGGTTTTCTTGTCCTGGCCTTGCCAGTATTCGTAATCGTCCCAGGCGGCCAGGGTCCAGGTCAGTTTCAGCAGTTTGTCTTCAATCGGCATCGACCAGATCCTGCCGCTTGACCTGCCCCTGGCGGTACTGCTCAATGGAGCGAGCCAGGTGGGCGGCGTTCGCCGGCGACTTCAGCAGATGAACGGTCTCCATCAGGCCGTTGAAGGTGTCCAGCGACATCACCACCGCATCGGGCGCATCCCGGCGCGCGATGACCGTGTAGTCGGCGTCGTCGATGACCTGATCGATCACGTTTTTGAGGCTGTTTCGTGCCTCAGAGAAATTCACCACGCGCATGACAATGGCTCCTTTTTAGTTGTGCTATTTATTGCACAAGTCTAAGGCATTGCGTGTGTGCTTGCAAGGCAGGTGCCCATGACCCTCGAACAACTCAAAGCACAGCGGGAAGCGCTGAAGGCCGCCCGCTTCAATGGGGTTCTCACTGTGAAGGCCGGCGACAAGTGGCTCACCTATAAGTCCGATGCCGAACTGCAGTCTGCCCTTGGAGACCTGGATCGGGAGATTGCCGATGCGGAAGGCCGCCCGCGCGCCCGTAGTATCCGCACGTATGCCGGGAAGGGGCTGTGATGGGGATGATCAAGAACCTGCGCCGCAAGGTTGGTGCCATGGTTGGCGGATTTGAGGGCGGCCTGTCCGCCCGCCGCCTCAAGACGTTCCACGCCAGTCGTGCCCACGTCAACACGCTGATACAGGCGGCTGGGGCTGACATGACCGCTCGGGCCAGGTATCTCATCCGCAACAACGGCTATGCCGCCAATGCGGTCGAGTCCTGGGCCGGCAATGCAGTTGGCACCGGTATCAAACCCTCGTCAGGCATTGGCGATGACGAGCTCAAGGACCGTGTGCAGCGCCTGTGGCTGCGCTGGACAGACGAGTCAGATGCCGAGGGACTCACCGATTTCTATGGCCAGCAGCGCCGCGCGGCGCGGGAGATGTTCATCGCCGGCGAAGTGTTCTTTCGCATCAGGACACGTCGGCCAGAGGATGGTTTGAGCGTGCCGATGCAGTTGCAGATGCTACCGGCAGAGATGCTGCCGCTCAATTACAACCAGCTGCTGGAGAACGGTAACCGCATCCGGCAAGGCATTGAGTTCGACCACATCGGTCGCCGGGTCGCCTACCACTTCCTACGCCGCCATCCAGGTGACATCACCGATCCGGGGATGGCCGGGGAGACGGTGCGGGTGCCGGCAGAGTCGGTGCTGCATGTCGTTGATCCGGTTGATGCCGGGCAACTCCGGGGCGTGTCGCGCTTCTCGCCAGCGCTGGTGAAGCTGTTCTTGCTCGATCAGTATGACGACGCCGAGCTTGACCGCAAGAAGGTCGCGGCGATGTTCGTGGGCTTCGTGCGCAGGCCCGAGCGGGATTTCGACAACAGCAATGAAACCGATGATCGCGGGGAACCGCTGTTGCCACTCGAACCCGGGCAACTACAGATCTTGGACGACGGGGAGGACATCACCTTTTCAACCCCAGCCGATGTCGGCGGCAACTACGAGAGCTTCCAGTACCGCACCTTGCTGCAGGTGGCCGCTGCCTTGGGCTTGCCCTACGCGAACCTGTCGGCCGATATGTTGAAGGCCAACTACTCGAACACGCGCGCTGCACTGCTGGAGTTTCGCCGGCGCATCGAAGCCTTCCAGCACTCGGTGCTGGTGTTTCAGCTGTGCCGGGCGGTGTGGGCGCGCTGGATGGACACAGCGGTGCTCTCGGGTGCCCTGGATCTCCCGGACTACGAACAACGCCGAGCTGACTACCTGGACTGCAGTTGGCTGCCACCCCGCTGGGACTGGGTCGATCCCTTGAAGGACATCCGCGCCGAGATCAACGCCATCGAGGCGGGGCTGAAGTCGCGCACCCAGGCCATTGCCGAGCGGGGCTTTGACGCCGCGATGGTCGATGCCGAGATCGCAGGCGACCACCGACGCGAAGACAGCCTGGGGCTCTCCTTTGGGCGTGAGCCCGCACCGGCTGCGCCGCCCGGGCAGCGTTAGCGCTTCAAGTCGCGGTAGAAATTTTCGTGGGGGCCGACGGCTTCGAGATACACCAGCTGGACGCCGTCATCCCGGGTGTAGCCCAACAGGTAGAGTTGGCCGAGGCAGCGGAACTTATAGACCCACAGCTCCGAGAGGTCGCCCTTCTTCTTCTCGCCGATGTCGGGATTGTCTGCGACCACCTCGATTGCCCCATCGATCTCGGTCACGACGTTGTCGTGCAGCTTCTTGTAGATGCGCGCAAATCGACGCGTCTGGCGAACATCCCAAGTCATGCCTTGGCTGCCGAGCGAGGGACGAAGACGGTGCTGTCCTCACGCGGCTCGGCCATGCTCATCAGGCTCTCGGCAATGAACGAAGCCGGTAGATCGGGGTTGTCGAGTGCCGCTCGACCCACTTTGGCCCAGAACTCGACCTGGCCCTGGACGGTACGGAACTCGGCTTTCGCAGCAACGCGTGCGGCACTGACCAGTTCTTCATCGATACGTACAGACACGGTGCGCATCGCAACCTCCTTCAGTTTTACGTTACCACAATTGTAGTCCGGCTCGTCGTCGGTCGCTACCCCGGAGTCAACTCCATGACCGATTTACCCTACCTGGCCTCCCGCCTGTACGGAACACCACTGCTCATTGCGCGCCCAAAACTCGAAGTCATCCTAGGGGTGGTGGCCCGGAAGTTAGCGGGCGACACCCTGGCCACACCACCGCCAGCTACGGTCGATACAGGCATGAGCGGTGGTATGCAGAACCTGGATGGCATCGCTGTGATTCCAGTCCTCGGCACGCTGGTGCGTCGCTCTTCCTATCTCTGTGCCGCCAGTGGCCTCACCAGCTACCACGACATCGAGGCCATGGCGGAACAGTCCTTTGCCGACCAAGAGGTGCGCGCTGTGCTGCTGGAGATCGACTCCAGCGGCGGCGAGGCGGGTGGCGTGTTCGATCTGGCGCAGCATCTGCGCCAGCTGGCTCAGACATCCGGCAAACCCCTGTGGGCGATTGCCGACGAGGCAGCACTCTCGGCGGCCTACGCCATTGCTGCTGCGGCTGACCGCCTCTGGCTCACCCGCACTGCCGAGGTGGGCTCGATTGGCGTGGTGGCGGTGCACGTCGACGAGTCGGTGGCCGATATCAAGGCCGGTCTGAACTACACCTTCCTGCACGCCGGCGCCCACAAGGTCGATGGCCATCCGCACGCACCGCTGCCAGCACCGGTCGCGGCTGACATCCAGGCCGACATCGAGCAGCTGCACGAGCAGTTCATCGCCTTGGTCGCTGGATTCCGCCGAGTCACGGTGGATGCCATCCGCGACACCGAAGCCCGTGTCTATCGCGGGGAGGCCGCGCTCCAGGCGGGCCTGGCCGATCAGATCGGCACCCGGGCTGAGGCGATCACGGCCCTGCAACGCCAGCTGGCCATGAGTGCCGGCCGCAGCCTGCGCACCAAGGCCGCTGCACTGTCGGCGGCACGCACACCCCCTCGATCCCAACCATCCCCGAAGGAGATCTCCATGAATGATCACAACCTCGTCACGCCGGTGGACGACACCCAAGAGAACGCCACTCCGATCACGGCCCCCAGCACGTCGAATTCATCGGCGCAGCCACCGCAAACCCCGCCGCCGCTCGATGAAGCGGCCATCACTGCCCAAGTGGAGCAACGACTGCGCCGCCAGCTCGCCGAGCTCACCGAGATTGCGGCACAGGCCAAGCGCCTCGGCGTGACGGTTGATCCAGCCCAGGCTCTGGCCCGTGGTGTCACCCCGGATGCGCTGCGCCAGTCTGTGCTGAAGCAGGCCGCTGCGAGCGATGTTGCGCAAGACATCGTCGCCGAGGCTCCGCAGCAATCCAACACAAAACAACAATCCGTCGCTGACAGCCCACTGGTCAAAGCGGCCCAGTCCTATGGAGCCAGTAAATGAGCACACCTTTGATTTCTCCATCCACCCTGGGTGACCTTATCAAGCGCGAGTCCGACCCGGACTACACCCGCGAGACCGTGACACTGAAGGCCGGTACAGCCTATCCATTGGGTGCTGTGCTCGGTCGCATCACCGCTACCGGCGTTTATGCATTCTCACCAGCGGCCTCCACCACAGACCTTGAGGGCGCTGAGATCGCATCTGCCGTGCTGCTGCACCCGGTCGATGCCAGTGATACCGACACCCAGGCTGTGGTGCTCGCGCGCGGACGGGTGATCGTCTCCGACCGTGCGCTGGCCTTCGATGCCTCTGTCACGGACGCCTCCGCCAAATCCATCAAACACCAGCAACTGGCTGCCCACGGCATTGTCGTGCGCGCCGCTGTCTGAACAGGAGTTCACCCATGACCGTGATCGTCAATCCGTTCGATGCCGGCGGCTTCACGCTGTCCGAGATGTCTGCAGCCATACAGATGCTGCCAAACACCTATGGCCGTGTCGGCCAACTTGGTTTGTTCGCCCCCGAGCCCATCTCGCAGCGCAACGTCACCATCGAATCCATCGAGGGAGAACTGCGCCTGTTGCCGGCTGTTGCGCCCGGCGCGCCTGCGACCGTGGGCACCACCGACAAGCGCTCGGTACGCTCTTTTGCCGTGCCGCATATCCCGCACAACGATGTGGTGCTGCCCGAGGAGATCCAGGGGATTCGGGGCCTTGGCCTTGCGGCCAGTGAAGATCCGCTGGTGACCGTGATGACCCGCAAACTTGCCCGGATGCGCGCCAAGCACGCGCAGACGCTGGAGTACATGCGCGTCAATGCACTGCTGGGCATCACCAAGGACGGGGCGGGCAACACCCTCTACGACTGGCACGATGAGTTCGACATCCAGAAGCCCGAGGTCGATTTCGTGTTCGGTGGCACCGATGACATGGTCATCCACTGCACCCAGGTCGCCCGCCACATCGAGGAGAACTTGAAGGGTGAGATGATGACCAGCGTCCACGCCCTGGTCAGCCCCGAGTTCTTCGATGCCCTGGTCAAGCACAAGACCGTCAAGGAGGCCTATACCTTCTACCAGGGTACGTCCGGTACCAATCCGTTGCGCGACGATGTGCGCCGTGGTTTCCGTTTCGGATCGATCCTGTTCGAGGAGTATTTCGGCACGGTGACGCTCGCCAACGGGACGTCTGTGCGCCTGATCCCGCCGCGCGAAGGGGTGGCGTTCCCGCTGGGTACGCTCGACACCTTCCGCACCTACTTCGCGCCCGCGAACCTGATGGAAGCCGTTGGAACCTACGGACAGGAGCTCTACGCCCACCAGCTTGCGCGCCAAAACGGTACCGGCATCGACATCTACACCCAGTCCAACCCGCTGCCGATTGTGAAACGTCCGGCACTCACGGTGCGGCTCTTCTCCAGCAATGGCTGGTGATGGTCATGACGGTTTTCGGTGACCTGACCCGTGCCATGTCCGCCATCGTGCTCACCACCTTCGGTGAGCCGGTGGTGTTTCACATTGATGGGCAGGCCGAGGCTCTGCCGGGTCAAGGCGTGTTCTCGGCGGCGCACCAGGAAGTGGATGCCAGCACCGGTGTGCCGGTGTCGATGGTCCAGCCGGTGCTGGAGGTGCGACAGGCCGACTTGCCAGCCACCCCGACCGAAGGTGATGCCGTCACGGTGCAAGGTGTGCTCTACCTGATCGTCGAGGTGCGACCCGATGGGCACGGTTTCCTCAAATTGATGCTGCACAAAGGGGGTGGCCATGAAGCATCCACGCACCCTGATCCGTGAGGCGGTGGCCGCGCGACTCATTGAGGCATTGCCCAATGTGGATGCTCGCCTCACCGCTGCACGCATCAGCATCCACCGCAGCACGCCTCTGTTTGCCGGCAAGCTGCCCGCCATCCTGATCTACACCCGCGACGAGCGCATCGAGGAGCAGCCCAACGCTGATCCGGGACTGCGTTATCGCAAGCTCGAACTCTCTGTCGAGATCATCACCAGTGGCGACGCCGCCGCCGAAGAGGCCGATGTCCTGGCGCAGGCGGTGGAAGCCATCCTCGATCTTGATGAGACCCTGGGACTGCTGGTCGAAGGCACGCGCCTCACCCGCACCGAGGTCGATCAGGGCGGCGAGGGCGACACGCCGGTGCTGGCCGCTCGATTGTCGTTCGAGGTCAGCTACTGGACCCGGCCCGTGGAAACCCCCGAAGGCGCACTGCCATTGCAGGTGCTCTACAGCTGGGTGCCTCGCATCGGGATTCCGCACGAACCGGACTACCAGCCGATCCAGCCGTCCTTACCGACACCCGAGGTCACACCATGAGCGAGCGCCATCTGCACAATGACATGACCGAGGCTGAGCGGCGGCTGAGCAACGTGGTGATGCTGGGGCAAGTCGCCGAACTCGATGCCGAGCGTGCCCGGGTGCGGGTGCAGGCCGGTCCCATTCTCACGGCCTGGCTGCCGTTTGCCACCGTGCGTGCCGGCCCCGACCGCACCTGGCATGCGCCGGAAGCGGGTGAGCAGGTTGTGCTGGTCGCCCCCGGCGGGGATCTCAACCAGGCCGTGGTGGTGGGTTCGCTCTACCGCGACGCCTATCCACCTCCCGCCGACAGTGCCGACATCAGTCGCACGGAATGGAAAGACGGCGCAGCCCTGGCTTACGACCGGCAACTGCACCACTGGCGTCTGTCGGTACCCGGTGGCGGCAAGATCGTGCTGGAAGTGGGGCCGAGCAAGATCGAGATGAGTGATAGCGGCATTCGCCTCACGGCACCGCGCATCGATCTGAACTGAGGTGATGGATGGCAACCTGGACACCTGACCCGGCAATCATCCCCTGGCTGGAGGTGGTGGCCAACGCCACCTTCACCGCTGCACCCATTGTGGCGGTCGACGAGGAGGGGATGCCGGCCCGCCACTACGACTTTGAGATCGTCGGGCCTCGGCCCAAGATCATCGGCCTGCAGGTCAGCCAAGATGAGGCCGGGCTGGTGATTGCCGTGCCGCAGGTCATCACGGGCCTGTATCCGCCTGTGGAGATCGAGTACCAGACCCCACTGGCTGACGGCGGTCGGCAGACCGGTTTTTGTTGGGACTTCCCGGAGATCCCGGTTGCAGCCGACGAGATCATCTGCTTCACGCCGCGCAAGGAACCCTCACTCGACTGGACCTTTCGGGTCACGGCGTACTTTGCGAACGGCTCAGACAGCGCCGAGTTCATCTTGCGCGTGCGCGCCGACTGGACACCGGGGCGCGATGCATTGAAGGAGGCTGTCGATGCCCGCCGTCACCAAGTTCGGCAGTGAGTGCTCGGGCCACGCCTGCTGGCCACCCCGGCCCAATATTCAGGGATCACCCAATGTCTTCGTCAATGGCATTGCCGCGCACCGGCAAAGCGATGCTTGGTCCACGCATTGCTGCGGCAAGTCCTGTCACGACGGCGTACTCGCTGCCGGCAGCAGCACGGTCTATTGCAACGACCTACAGTTGTGCCGCATTGGCGATCCGGTCAGTTGTGGCTCGGTGGCGGCCAGCGGCAGTCCAAATGTATTCGCGGGTGGGTAGGTCTCGAAACCTGCCTAGATTTCTACCGCGCCAGTGATGGTCTGTGCTGAGCCCAGTGGTTTGCCCAGCCGGGCCAGCATCGATTGCTCAAGCGCTGCAGGCAGATCTCCAATGGACCGACCCGCCTCAATGTCCTTGTCGAGCAAGTCGAGAAATTGCTCAACGAAGTGTTGTTGCTCTGCGGTCTCCACAGCTGCCTTCACCCGTGCTGTCATACAAAAGTGGCGGTCGACACCCCGAAGCGCTCGCTCAGTGCGCGCACTTGGCGAATGTTGAGTTCGCGCTTGCCGGTCAGGATTTCCGAGACGACGCCTTGGCTGCCAATCTCCGTGAGATCGCTTTGCTTCAAGCCGTGCTGCTCCATCAGGAACTTCAAGGCGTGCACGCCGGTGGTCTCGGGCAGTGGGTGATGTTCAGCCTCGTAGTCCTCGATCAGATCGCCCACGATGTCGACCAGTCCCATGGCGGGATGGGCTTCGTCACCCTGGGTCTCATCCAGCAGGGCTTCGAGCATTTCAGTCATCCGCGCGTAGTGCGCTTCGTCCCGGATGGGGGCGATGTCGGTGGCGGCACGGAACTGTTCCCAGACTGGGAGCAGGTGCTTCACGTCGATGGGGGCATTCATAATTTCCACGCTCCTTTGTCGTAGTCCCGGTGGGTGAGCACCGCCTTGATGTACACGATCTGCTTCTCAAACCGGATGTAAGCGATCAGGCGGTATTTGTTGCCGCCGATATCGAACACCACCAACTCGCCAACCTTGTCCACCGCATTGAAGGCGGCTTTGAGCTCGGCCCAGTTGGTAAACCGGTTCTTTTCAATCACCCGCCGCCAGCCCTGTAAAGGGACCTCGGCTTGGGGATGCTCCGCAGCGAAGGCCCTCAGGGCACTGTTGCTGATGATTTTCATACGGTCAGTTTATCTCAATACGAGATATTTGCAAACAGATCAACGATGGGAGCCTGTGATGCTCGGAATGAACGCCCACACCGGCCAGTCCCT